GGCAAGCGTGACGACTTCCTGGGCGCGTTCTGCCGGCAAGCTGCCGTGTGCTGGGGTGAGGAAATGCCGCGCGTCCATTGTCGGACGTGCTTGCATAGCACTCCGCTGCTTGACGGCAATGCGGGATGGGATTGTGCGCGGCATTGCAGGCCGCTGTCCCTTGCCGAGCAGGACGCGGGGTGCCCAGCGCATTTATACATCCCGGCACTCGTGCCTGGCGAACAAATCGACTGCAGCGAAGCAGAAGAATGGATCGAGTATCGCATGGCGGATGGGGCTGTGTGGCGCGATGGAGGCAGCAATGATACCTGAAAAACTATACCACGCGACAACACCGAAGAAAGCAGAACGTTACCGGCAAAGCGGACGGATTATTGCACCAGTTCGCGGGTTCACTACGCTACAGGCCGCGATGGCTTGGTCAATGAAGGTAGGTCGAACGGTCATCTACGAGGTGCCGACAGAACCGGGGCGCACGTACAAGCTTCCCGACCACCACAATGAGTTCGGGCAAGCGTGGTGGATTGACGCAGACCGTCCAGACTTCAGCCGTGCCTTCTCGGCTTAACACCACACAGAATAACGGCGCACCAACGCCGAACCACCAAATTAGAGGAGATAGAAGATGACGACGGAAAAAGATATTGTCTATAAAGTTGGCGGGTTCTGGGTCTGCAAAGATCGTGGTTCATATGTGGTCTACCGCCCATCGCCAAGTTTTACGCATTCCATCTCAGATAGCGGCTTCCCGCTGGATGCCGATGGCTTGTCGGTAGCCAGGGCCCGAGTTGATTATCTCGCGAGCCGGGCGGTGTCCGCATGACCCACACAGCACCACCCGCAACCCGGCCTGCATGGTACGACGCCAAACTTGTTGACTACCTGCCGTTTGCCCGCAAGTGCGCCAACCGCATCTGCGGCAAGGACGATGCCGACGAGATCGTGCAGGACTTCTATGTTGACGCCTGCAACCGCTGGGATGTTTACGACACGTCCTATTCTTTCGGGACGTTCGTGTCGCAGCTTGTGCGCAATGCGGCGCAAAACCGCAAGATCTACCGCACACGAAAGATGAGATCGGGCGGAACGCTGTCGCTAGACGACAGCCAGGACTCCGGCATGGAAAACTGGCTGAAGACGCCAGCCACGCAGCACGACCACGCCGAATTGTCGGAAGTTCTGCGCCGTCTGTCAGGGACGCGCGATAGCGAGGCGCTTATGCGGCGCGCCATGGGCGAAGATCTTGATGAGATCGGCGCCGACATGGGTATCAGCCGGGAGCGCGTGCGGCAGCTGGCGGAGCGTGAACGTGCGCGACTGCGGAAGGCGGTGAGGTGATGCTTGAACTCCGCCACTATCAAAGAGCAAGCCTAGATAAACTCTACGAATACTGGCAAAACGACGGCGGAAACGGCCTAATCGTGCTGCCGACCGGCGCCGGCAAGGCCCTGGTTATTGCCAAACTCATCGAAGAACTGTTGCGCGACTACCCGTCAATGCGGATTTTGAATGTCACGCACTCGGCAAGCCTTGTAGAGCAGAACTTCAAAGAGTTCATCGGCCTGTCGCCTTTTGCGCCCGCGGGCATCTATTCTGCGGGCCTAAAGCGTCGTGACACGCGCAGCCAAGTCCTGTTTTGCGGTATCCAATCCGTTTGGAACAAGGTTGAGCAGCTTGGCGAAATTGACCTTGTCATTGTGGACGAGGCGCACGCGATCAGCCGCAATGCAAACACGCAATACGGGAAATTCTTTCGCGATCTGCGGCGGCTTAATCCGGACAGCCGGACATGCGGCACGACTGCCACTGATTACCGCATGGATTCGGGCCGGCTGACGGATGACATTGAAGAGGCGACTGTGCCGGAAGCCGCCAATGATAACGCGCCGGAAGGCGAAGCAGAACCCGCCCGGTTCAAGCTCTTCGATGACGTCGTCTATGAAATCGGCATTGGCGAGCTTATTGAGCAGGGCTATTTGACGCGCCTGACCAGCACCAAGACAACAAGCAAGATCGATCTTAAGGGTCTGCACACTCGTGGTGGTGAATATGTGCCCGGCGAAGTGTCTGCAGCCGCCGAAGAAATCATTGAGGCAGCTATTGCCGAAGATATGACTATCTCCGCTGGCCGGCGGGCTGGCCTGTTTTTCTCGACCAGCAAGGAGAACGCCAACCACATTGCGGAGGCTATCCGGCGGCACGGCCGGACGTGCGCCGTCCTGACCAGCGACAACGCGCACCAGACAAAAGAGGTCTTCGAAGGCTTCCGGTCTGGCAAATATTGGGCAATCTCGTCTGTCTCGATGATCACCACCGGGACTAATTTCCCGTTTGTCGATTTCATAAGCCTGATTCTGTCAACCAAGTCGGCTGGGAAACTGGTCCAGATTTTGGGCCGTGGAACGCGCAACTGTGCCGGAAAGGAAGACTGCCTCATAGCCGATCATGGCCGGAATTTGGCCTACCACGGACCAATCGACCAGATCAGGCCGAAGCCGCCCGGCAGCGGAGACGGAGAGCAGCCAAAGAAGATCTGCCCAACGGAAGAAACGCCGGGAGCGATGCAGGATTCCGAAGGCGAGTGGGGCTGCGGCGAACTTATCCCGATTTCGCGCATGACGTGCCATTGCTGCGGCTACATCTTCCCGCCATCTGAAGACGTGAAGATTACCGCCAAGGCTGCGGATGCCCCGGTTTTGTCCACCGCCCCACCAGAACCCCGCGCCGTCACATCACGGTCATTTCGCGTCCATCCAGGCAAGGGTGACAAGCCTGATAGCGTGAAGATTGTATACATGTGCGGGCTGACGGCCATGAATGAATGGGTGTGCCCGGCCCACGGCGGGTTCCCGAAAACGAAGGCTGATAAGTATTGGCGCCAGCATGGCGGCAAGACTCCTTATCCAAGGACGCCGCTGGAGTGGTTGGAAAGGCAAAGGGAGCTCCAGCCTACAGCGGAGATCCAAGTCAAACCAGACGGGCGTTACTGGACGATTGTGGGGCATGTGGTTGGCGCCAACGACAACGTCCCACCAGCCGCCAATGACAACTCGAAACTTGGCGAAGACATTGACGATTTCATACCGTTTTAGCTTGCCGGATAGCCGCGTGTTTGCCGGGGCTTGACTTTCGTGAATGTAACCGGCGTTATGCGTTTGTCGGCCACCAACCGACACCACCAAAGAGGAGATGAAGAAACAAATGGGCGACCTTACGCGCGCCATTATCATGGCGACAGAAGCGCACTCTTTCCAACTTGATAAGACGGGCCAGCCGTACATCCTGCACCCGCTGCGCGTCATGCTCGCGCAAGACGATGACGTGTCGCGTATCGTTGCGGTCCTGCACGATGTGGTCGAGGATACCTTCGCAATTTACGAAGACGTCATTCTTGCCGTGTTCGGTGCCAGCATCCATGAAGCAGTTTTCGCCCTTACGCGGCAGGACGGCGAGACATACGAGGCATTCATCTTGCGCGCCAAGGCCAACCCGATCGCACGCCGCGTCAAGATTGCCGATATCAAGGACAACTTGCGGCCCGGTGCGGAGCATTTGCGTCCGCGCTACGAAAAGGCGCTTTCCGTTTTGGAAGCCAACTAACCGCGCCTCACCAGCGCGAACCACCAAAGAGAGGAGAATGCAACATGGCAAAATTTGAAGATCTGATCGGCAAGACGCTGACTAAAGTTGAGCAGATCGGCTACGACGAGATCCACTTCACGGATAGCGACGGAAAGCAATACAAGATGTATCACTCGCAGGATTGCTGCGAGTCGGTGACAATTGACGACATCGAAGGCGACCTGCAGTCACTGGTAGGCAACCCTATTTTGGTGGCAGAAGAGGCCAGCAACAGCGATAGCCGAGACCCCAAGCAAGAGTACGATTCATTCACTTGGACGTTCTACAAGCTAGCAACGATCAAGGGGCACGTAGATATTCGCTGGTTTGGCAGTTCTAACGGATACTATTCTGAGTCTGTCGATTTCTGCGAGGTGACGGAATGACCACCCCCGACTTCAACCCCCTCGCCACCGCCGCCGTCCCCAAGACCCACAACCAAGACCCCTTCGACACCATCGCGCAAGAAATTGCCGACCTCTACGACGAATGCAAAAATTTCTGCGACGGCGAACCAATTTCCTCACCAGAAATGGCCGACGCAATTTCCGCCCTCAGTGACCGCCTGCACGCTTGCGGACAGAGGGCGGACGAACTCCGCACCGAACTGAAGAAGCCGCTGGACAAGCAGGTGAAGGAGCTACAGGAGCGGTTTCATCCGCTGATCGGCAACACGACCTCTGGCAAGGGCAAAGTCGTGCTTGGCAAGGAGGCTTGCCTGTCGTTGCTGACGCCTTGGCGCGCTCGCGTGGCGGCTGAAAAGGCAGCGGAGGCGGAGCGGATTGCAGCGGAGGCTGAAGCGGCTAGGCTTACCGCACAGGAAGCAATTCGCGCATCTTCTGGAAATCTTGCCGAACGGGAAGCGGCGGAAGAGTTGCTTGCCGATGCCAAGCGGCTGGAGCGTGTTGCTGGGAGGGCTAACAAGGCTGCAACCACGGGCACTGGCTTGCGCACGACGTGGACGGCCGAGTTGGTTGATGAGGGCGCCGCGTTGGATTGGGCATGGGGTCGCGCGAAGGCGGAATTCCTTGCCGTGGTGCAGCGGAATGCTGACGAGGCCGTGCGGGCGGGTGTTCGGCAGGTGCCGGGGTTCCGTGTGGTTGAGGTGAAGACGGCTAGTGTGGGGAGGGTTTGATGGCAAATAACCCATACAAGGACGGGCAGAAATCCTTTCGCAATGGATACAGCCAAAACCCATACATGAGCACCATTGCCAGAGATGAATGGCAGCGTGGATACGACGACGCGGAGTCTGAGGCTGCCAATAAACAGGACGCCTACACCAGCCGACGCGACGGATTGTGGGAGGTTCCCGAAAGAGCGCGCGACGAGTACATGCAGATGGAGGACAATTTCAGCCCGTCAACCGTGTTGCGCTTCATGCTGGCAATGCACCCGGAGGATGTTTGATGGAAAAAACATGGAAGCACACCCGCGCAAAATATGGCTCCGGGGAGGAGTTATGGGTTGGAAAAGTTTGCGTTGCCGCTTGTTTTAATCCGGTAGGGTCCAAAGGCTCGCCAACCAAATATCGCGCTGAAATCCGCCTCCCAACCATTGCTATGAAGCAGGATCGGCAAGAGGCGGACACGGCAGAAGAAATCAAGCGACGCATTGAAAACGTCGTAGACGTCTGGTTCCGCTGGCTGGATGAGCCATCACCATGACCTACGCCATAGCCCACGGCAACGCAGCCGTCCAAGCGGCAAGGATTATTGCCGCCGTAGAAGCCGACAAACGCAAGCGCGCCGAAGCCTACTATCTCGCCGCAGAATGGCACGACACACAGGCCAAGGGCTGCGAGGACATGAGCAAGGACGAGCCGCGTTTATCAGGCGCGGTTCGTCAGAAGGCCCACGATAACGCAGTCCACCACCGCGCAAGCGCTGCGGGGTTGCGGCTTGCCGCAACGGGGCTGCTTCGTCCTTTAGCTACAACAGCTCCGTCGGCCACCACAGCAACCTAACCCATTCCAGGCCGGTGCTGGCGGACCATTTTGCACCGGCATTTTTATATTCCGCTCGCGCTACCAACGCGGGACCACCAATTGAGGAGATACAGCGATGCACCAGCCATTACCGGCGGGAAGATACGGCGCGATTTTAGCGGATCCGCCCTGGTCCTTCCGCACATACGCCAACGACAACGTCCCACCAGCCGCCAATGACAACTCGAAACTTGGCGAAGACATTGACGATTTCATACCGTTTTAGCT